CTTATATTTTAGGTGGTGCTGGTAGTTTTCAGATGAGAGTGGTAAGAGGATAATATGTCATTAATTGATAGCACCTTTAAAGCTTTACCAGAACAGCTATTAAATAGTTTTGGAATTGATGTGACTTATATTAAAACTGCAACATCGCAGACTTACGATACTGCTGCTGGAACTGTAAGCGGATCTGATACAAATGTTTCTATAAAGGCGGTTATAACTAATGTTTCTGGATCGGTTTATGAAGGTACAAGTCAGTCAGATGATTTAAAGATAATTTTTGGTAATAAAGAGTTGGGAACATATTATCCAAAAGTTAAAGATAGGATTCAATATGCTCAAGATGGTGTAAATAAAGTTGCAAGAATTATTAGTATAAATACATCAAGAGGAGACAATCCTATTTTGCACACAGTCATAGCGAGGCCACAATAATGGCTAGAAATGAAAACGGATTACCAACTTTAATAAAAGAACTTGATCGTTGGGGTGCAAGTTTAGCATTTACAGGCCCATTAAATGCTGCACAAAAAACTGTAGATAAATTACAAAGAAGAGGGCCTATTTGGACAGGTGAATATGCAAATTCTTGGGTGATAAAAGGAGTAGGTAAAACCGTATCGGGTACTAAAAAACCTGGACCACCACAACAAATTAAATTACCAAAACCGTCAGGACAAGCCATTTCAAGAGCAATTTTTAAAAAAAGACAAATAGTATATAACCTAACAAATGTATCAAAACATAGAGCTTATGCAGAAGATGAAAAAGTAGGTAGATTTAGAAGATTTACTCCACAGCCAATAGGTGCTGGTAGAAAGGGAAGAAAATGGGTTCAAGTAGATTCGGGAAGAAAACCAGGTGAATTACTTAGATCCGATATTGGAGGAGGTAGTGAAAAAAGTGTTTCCAGTAGAACTGCACCAGTTGATTGGTTAACAAAATTTAAGAAAGGAGGTGAATTAGATAAAATTATTAAAATTGAAATAAATAAAGCTATACAAAAAGTAAAAAAACAATCTAAAGGTTTTAAATGAATTATCAAGGAATCCGAGCAAAATTTGAGACTCCAATTAAAACAGCTTATGCAGCTTTATCTCCTGCCGTTCCAGTATTTTTTGATAACTTTGGTGATGTAACATCTGACGCTGATAGTGAATTTGTTTATGTAAATATTCAATTCGGAGTTACAACAGAGGTTGGATTGACTTCTTCATTAGATAATGTTCGAGGGATTATTACTGTCAGAACCTTTGCTGAAAAAGATAAAGGGCCAGCTAGAAGTCAAACTCTTATTAATACAGCCTTTACATCATTAGAGACTATAAATAATACAGGTAAGCCTGATAGTGGTATTTATGTCAGAACTGGAGAGATTACTGGTCCTAGTTTCGATACTGACAGACCATTCTTTGTTTCATTATTAGAAACAAATTTTCAAGCCACAGTAATTTCTTGAATCTTTAGTTAGATTCA